GGTGATGTAGTCCGGCGTGCCGCGGCTGTTGGTGATGCGGAACTGCTTCTGCTCGGTGAAATACTGTTCGACCAGGCTCAGCTGCTTCTCTCCCTGCACCTGGACGGCGAAGCGCAGGTTGTCGAAGAGCTTGCTGGTGGACATGGCGCCCTGCTCTTGTCGCGCCTGCACGGCAATGCCAGACATGGCGTTGGTCGTGCGGCCCATCAGCTCGTCGGTGACGCCAGATACCTGCTGGATCATCTGGATCGAGCGGCCCATCAGCTCGAGGTGTGCAGGCGCCAGGTCGCGATCTACGGCCAGCTCGAAGCGCTTGTTGGGCTTGATCCGCATCACGCCATCTGGGCGGGCGATCTCGTCAAGCAATTCCTCCCAGTCGCTCGTCGCGTCCTCGTCGGCGATGACCTTGTTGCTCGACAGGATGAACAGCGCCTTGCTTGCCCGCTTGTTGATGTCCTCCTGAATGTCCTTCAGACCACGGATGACGCCATAGGGCAGGCCGTCGCGCCCGCGGCGATAGCCCCAGATCGGGGTGAAGGGGAAGCGGTTGTGCCGGTACGGGCTCTGGCCGAAGAACAGCAGGCCCTCGGTGGTCATCACCGCGCAGTGCATGCGCAGCATCACCCGCTCGGCGACGATGGCCTGGCCGGACTGCAGGGTCTTCATGTGGCCCGGATGCTCGGGATCATAGGGCTCGCCACCGAACTCGCCGCCCACCACCTTCTGCACGCGCTCTGGCTTGCGGAACCATATTTCGATCAGGCGAACGCGGTCACGGCGGGAATCCACGTTATCGATAGCGGAGCCTACGGTCGTCTCGCGCTCGTTCTCGGCGTAGTCCATCACCTCGTCGCCGTTGGCCAGGTCGTAGCCAAGCCGGTCGCCGACCTCGGCGGAGCGCTCGAGCAGGTGCTGCCGATCGGGGAACATGGCGATGGCGATGTCGAGATCCACCCACTTGGTGCGGATGACGTAGCTGCAGTCGGACAGGTCGAACTCGGTCGAGGCCGAATCCCACAGCATGTTGCGCCAGGACTCGTAGCGGCTGTAAATCGGCTCGCCGTCGTCCTCGTCGGTTACGCCATCCTCGATCCAGCCGATTCCGACCTTCACGGCATCCTCGAACGCGCGGGAGCGGTGGAAAGGCGTGCGGTTCACGTCGCTCAGGTACTTGAGCAGGCTGGTCTTGCGCTCGGCCGGCTTCGAGTCTTCCTTGCCGCGCGGCAGGATGTTGAAGTCGGTGCGCCCGCGCTTCTCGCTGCCGATGATCCAGTTCACGGTCTGGCTGATGACGTTGTAGGTCAGAGGCGCTTGGCCGCGATCGCGCAGGGTGCGGGCGTCCTCTTCCGACCACTGGATGTTGTCGTAGAAATCCTCGTCCTGCGCCTGCTCGATGCGGTTGTCGTGCTGGCGATCCAGCTCGCGCTGGTAGTTACCCATCAGCCGCTTGTGCAGGCGATGGTGCTCTTCGTTGTCCAGGACGTTGCCGCGGTGCTCGGCCGGCTCGGGATCGTCGAACGACAGCCGCGATTCGGGACCGCCCTTGATCACGCGCGTCGACTGCTTGTCGTTCAGGTCGAACATTCGGTCACACCTCTTCGATGATTTCGGCCGTGGTCTGCCGGCCGCTTTCTTCCGTCACGATGGCGTCAGCCACCACCTTCGCCTCGGTCACCGGCTTGGGCGGCATCTTGATCAGCGCCAGCAGCGCGGACTGGATGTTGTCGGCCACCTTGAACGTCGCGCTCGGCCCAAGGCCAAGAATGCTGGCGATCGACTGCGCACTCTGCCACAGGTAGCCGGCCTCGTCGTATTTCCACGCGGAGGATAGCGGAATGACGCACGGCTTGTAATGCCCGGGTGCCAGCACGCGATAGGTCGGCACCAGCACCACGCAGGGCTCGGAATCGGCCACGGTTTCGCCGAGCCAGGTGAATACCAAGGTCAGCTCGCCATCCACCTTTTCGGCGTGGCGCTGGGATAGGTCGAGGATGGGGCGGGTCACTATGCGGTTCTCCAGCTTCTGGTGCGGCGAACGCTCGACAGGCTCGGTCCGCGGCTTATGTTGATCAGCCCGCCGGCGTATGCCTGGGCGAGCTGGCGCAGGGCGTCGGCAGCTTCGGAGTGACCGCCGGTTTTGTCCGGCTTATCGCTCCACGTCTTCTGGCGCTCGCTCCATTTCTTGCGGTAGTTCTCGATGTGGATCAGGCCTTCCTTGCAGTGCACTTCGTCGAACCAGAGATTCGGGAAGAAGTCGCGCGTCTGCTGGATGCCCCAATTCACGTCGTCGATGCGCGGCACGATCTCGAAGCGCACGCCGGGCATCAGCTCTTCCAGCATCTGGCGCGGGCTCTTGTTGACTTTCTGTCCCTGGCGGACGTGCTCGGCATCGTGCGGCAGGAACATTGTCTCCCAGATCACGCCCAGCGATTGCAGCCAGGCGACGGCATGGCTGTATGGCTCGCCCCACGCCTCGTAGAAACGGACGCAGCGCCACTCATGGCCGACACGCTGGACGACCCAGATCGCGGTGCCGTCGCTGTTGCCGATGTCCCAGAAGGTGAAGCATGGCGTCGACTGGATCAGCGGCAGGGACTTGATTCGGCCATCCTTGCGCGCCGCGGTCAGCTGCTTGGTGAAGTAGCAGCCCTCGCTCGACACCTGGAAGCACTCTTCGACGGTGGACGGGTACTCCTGCCACATTTTCTGCTCGTCGCCGGAGAAGTCGCCATCGCGCACGGCGCAGTACCAGGCGCGGCGCTCGACCGGCAGCTCGATGCCGAGCTTCGCCTCGAGGCTGTCAAAATACTCGTTGTCCTTTGGCGTGATGACCACGCCGTCCGGCTCCATCCAGTAGTCTGGGCCTTCGTACCAGGGGAAGAAATGCAGCCGGTAGTCCTTGCTGGTCAGATCCTTGCCGGCGTCGGCCAGGGCCTTGGCGCGCATGGTCATCAGGTAGAAGTCGCCATCGCGGCCTTCGGCGGTCGACTCGATGATGACGACACCGCTCTTCGGTACGGCCGGCAGAGAGCCGGTGACGATCTCCCGGGCGCGGTGCGGGAACCTGGCGCAGATTTTTCCGAACTCGGAGACATGCAGGAATTGCATGGTGCCACCGCGCATGGAGGTGGATACCAGGATCGACGAGCCGTTGGCGAACACCAGTTCCTCGGCGCTCTGCTTGGTCAGCGGCATGGCCTGGCGCAGGATCTCGGGTAGGCGCTCATAGGAAAAGAGCACCTTGTCGCGGAAGAGTTTCTTCGCCGCGCCGTCAGTGTGCGCAACGATGCCGGCCTGGAAGTTCGGGGTGAACAGCGCGCAGTCAAGCGCGTAGATGCAGGCCCAGGTCGTAAAGCCAAGCTGACGGGCCTTCGGGATGATGTTGCGATACCACAGGTTCTTCGCCAGCCGACGCTGAGCCCGGTTCATGCGGAAGCGCACCACCAGGCCCTCGCCATCCTCGTCCTCTTTGGTCTTCACCATGTAGAGGTTGTCCAGCCGCCAAAGAGGATCTGCCAGCGCCTGCTCGAGCAGGGCCGGGTCCATTTCCTCGATAGGTGGAAGCCTTGCAGCCATCAGTCGTCCTTCATGCCGGGCTTCAGGGTCTTGCCGGCCAGCTGGGCGAACAACGACGCGAGCGGGCTGTCAGGCTGAACGCCGAGATTCACGTCAGTCTTGAACATGCCGAGGTGCTTGGCGACGTTCTCCAGCGCCTTGCTGCGATCCTGAACCTTGATCTCGATGCCGAACTTCGTCTCCTTCACTCCATCGAATAGCAGGCGGCCAGCCGGCGACAGCTTGCGGGTGTCGGCCAGGTGGACGTGCACATGCCCTTCGCCGAAGCACTTCGGGCACTTGGCATGAGGCGACAGGCGCGGATCGAAGCCATAACCGCCCTCATCGGTCGGAGGCTCCATATCTTCCCGCTCAGCATTGTCGACAGCGCGCTCGTACTCGGCTTCATCGGTCCACTGGTAAGCGTGGCCTTCGCCGTAGCAATGGCGGCAGCAGCGGTAATGGATGGCGGTCAGCTCCGAGGCGTCAGCATTGGCGATCTCCCACCAGCGCATCAGGACGGACTCAGGCGTGATGCTCGTCGCGTCCTGAAGCTGAACCCGCCTCTGCTGGATTGCCTCCTGAATTTCAGGTTTTTTCAGGAGTTCATATCCGATCTGACCCGCTGTCTTGGCGCTATAGCCAGCCCTTGCAGCAGCCTGAGAGGCGTTAAGGTCGACCAGGTACTCATTGACGAACGCCTGTTGCTTCGGATTCAGCGGCGACTCTTTCGCAGTCGATGTCTGGCGCTTCGCTGATTCGCGCCCCTTACCTGGATCAGACTGCTCGCCCTTTCTCATTGATCGGCCTCAAACTCGTATCTCTCATCTGGTGATAGGCCACGCGCCATCAGTCGCATTGACCTTGGCAGTAGCTCGGGGCATTGACATCCCCACGTCGGTTTGATTATCGAACCGAATAGGTATGAAGGCAACCATAGGAGAAGAGAGTGGGGCGCCTATGGCGAACCTGTCGCCGGCAATGAACTTGCAACGACGTTCACGGCCTGGAGCCTGTGATCAGGTGGTGACGTTCGCACACAGCCTGCGCTTCCCTTGGATCAGAAACAGGGAAGTGCAGGAACTCCCCTTGCAGGCTGGCGCGGTACTGATCCTGGCCGGCGATGGTGAAGCGCGCAACCTTGTAACCGGCGTCACTGATAGCCACGCGATCGAGGACATTGCCGTCCTTGTCTTTGGCCTTTGCCCATTTCATGCGCTGACCAGCTCAGCCGGCACCATCACCACGTCGCCAAACTTTGCGGACACGATGGCTCGGCATACGGCAACCAGGCGACCTTCGTCTTCCGACGCCCAGCCCTTACCAAACGGGCAGACCTGCGTCTCGGAGTAGAACCTGCCGTCGTGATTTATATCGATGACAGCATCGTATTTATCAATAAGTAAGCCACCATCCGCCCACTTGGTTGACGGAGAAAATTGGTGTGGCTCGTACTTGCGGCGCATTACTCCAGACTTTGCCAGCCCGTAATTTCTCGGGACATTAAAGCCGACGAATGCCTCTTCCCCGTCAAACTTCCAGAATGCCAGCCTGTGGCCTTTTTTAGCTCTTTCCTCTTGCTCTGTAAGCGCGACGCAGTAGTCCAGCGCCGGCCCGATCAGTTCGGCGGTTTTCACTTCGATCATGGTCACGGCATCGCCCTCCCGATCTCGGCAGCAGCGCGGACGATTGCACGGCGAGTAGCGGAAAGTGGGTCGGGCAGTACGTCCTCTCCAAACACCGGGCCGTACTTGCTGAGCCAGCATGAACCTACCTCTACGATCAGTTTCAGCTTCACCGCCAGCCGCAGCGCATCGCCGTCGTC